ACGGCAACTTACCGTAGGTCTTACCGATCAGCCTCTGTACGTAGTCTCCTGCAAGATTATACCCCCTCTGATAAAGTTCATTCATCAGGGAAGTATAAGCTGCAAGAGCTGCACCATCGGTTTTTCGGCCCGTCCAGCGGGTTCTTAAACGGACAGGTGTGATAAGGGAGCCCTTAAAGGCTTCAATACCACAACTCTCCCTAAAGAACCCGTTGATAAACGTCTTGTCACGATTGACCCTTAGGCCAAACCGTTCAAGTACGTTTATGCTACGGTCCGCCCAGTCTGTGGGGACGATAATATCATCCCCATAGACAAACACAGACCGCCCCACTCTTCGGAGTGACAGGCGTGTCTCCCAGACACTCGCAGCCACAATTAGAGCCCAGAAAACGAATGCTTCAACGGGAAAGCATAATGCTGATCCCATCGGAGCAAACTTCTGGAGCTCTATTTGTTCTCCACTAGGGAGAACTGTAGCTGTCGTGCGAACGGATCTCAAACACTTGAGCAACCGCGGACATCGTTTAAAAACGATATCAACGAGCTGAAGTGAGACCCTATCTGAGGCATCCTTGAGATCGAGAGTAGAATACTCACGGCTAGCTGAGCTAGCCAGAGCAATCTTCTGATTGACCTCTTGGAGCCTGAAGTTGATCGATCCTTGAGTGAATGTCGAAACATTCTCCAAGTGGTCTGCCAACTTCCGGCCCAGACCCTGCTGGATCCACTGGTATTCCAGTGGTTCTGCAGAGATGAGCCGCGGACCGCGCGAATCCTTTGGGACAAGGGCAACCTTCGCAACACCACTTTCGTGGGTCTGTAAAGATTTGTACCATCCCAAGCGATCGAGGATTTCTCGCCCTCTCCCGACCACGAAATATTCGTAGTAGGGAAACACTCGGTGGATGTCGGTGAATTTACGGGTAAATACCCATTTTTCATCTAACTTCTCACCAGTGGCCACTGCACCTGGACCATGTCGCGGAACTATGTCGAGTGGATCAAATCCCTCGAACACAGTCTCAGTGATTCGACTAGCAAGATCCAATATTGGATCGGCTTCATCGAGCACGAGCGAACTGACCTCTACCTCGGTTTCCTTGAAACGGTTTATTACATCCGTTTCTTGGCTCTCGGTGTAGGGGAGATCCAGTTTGTACGCGAAGAAGCATACCTGTCTAATATGCCGTAAGGCATCGGCAGATGCTTCCTCCAGGATAGAACCATCCTCATCAAAGAGGAGGCTGAAATACGCCTGCAGAAATGCGGGCCTATTTCCGGTTCTGTCGAGGTGAAAACCTCGAGGAATCGTGAGCCTACCGTTCTCTAACGCGACATCGACCGCCTTTCCCAAAGAAGGGAGGGTCTTTGTCAAGAAAGAGACGCCCTCAGCGCAAACACGCTTCATAATCTGAAGCTGATCGCGCAGAAGGTCTACTGATGAAGTGATTCCGAGTGGGTCGCGACGCACCAGGAGCGCACATAGAGAGGAGTACTTACTCCACTCCAGCTCTTCCAAGGGACCTCTCACGAGGCGCCTTTCTAGAGACCAGCGCTCTTGCTACTCTGCGACAACATCTCCGAGGCAAGCTATCCTATGTTTTAGGACTCGCCGCGGAGAATCGCATCGACGTTGTTCATCGTCGCCAAACTGGCGATCGATCCATCAGCCAGGAAGTCAATCAGATTTGTGATTGCATCCTTGACCATGGTCGAAGTGACGGCAACGTCCCTGGGCACAGCCACGGTGAAATTCAACGTGAGTGTCCGGGGGGCAAGACTACCGGCAACCACCTGACTTATTGAGATCAGGTGGCGATCGACAGCATCACTCCCTTTTCCGTTCGTGCTGTGACGGATCGTCAACAGCTTTGGAGCGGATAGGTTAGTGGTGATGTCGATCCGACGTGAGCCCGTCTGATCTTGGTTGATCAGCCGGTACACCACGTCAGTGCCATCTTGCTTATCCAATGTGATGTCGTTCGCAAGCATAGCTGGTACCTCTACGTTTCTCTCCATACCCTTTCTCAAGGGGCAGAGGGAGGCGCTAGATGCGTTGACGAATCAACGCAAGTGCTAGCATCTGCTGAGTAGGCGTCAGTTCCCCTGTTCCAAAAATGGAACTAGGAACTGGGAGACCAGGAAACCGTTCATATCTCTCTAGGACCAGAGGCCCCAAGTCGTTCACTTGAACGCTTGGGTACTTTTGTCCCTGCAATAAGCGATATGTCACACTCGAATTCATCGAGTGAGTCATACCCTCTACATTGTACTCCCCTTGAAAAGGTTGTACTTGTAGGGTTGCAGCCATCTTGGAAACTTTGGTAAACCAGTCCACAACAAAGCTGAAGGGAATTGCTTCCCACACAACAGCGAGTGGATTGGTCAAACCCAAGACAGCAGAGAGAGCTAGCGAATCTGCCACAACGGAGTCTAACCCCTGAAGCCGGTGGGTGAGAAAACCACCAGCCCTAAAGGTAGAACGTTGTGCTACTGGGGTAAGCTTTATAAAGCTTGCTGGTTCGTTGGTATCAGCGTAAAACACGACATCGGAGACAGGGAGAGTAAACTCTCTCTGAAAACCGAGCCGAGTCCGCTGACCATAGGTCGATCTAAGCCAAGCCAAACGCTTAGCTAGATAGGCCATCGATCCATGCAAACTTCTTAGGTCTGAAATCATCGGCTTTATACCGAATTTCCAACCTAAGAAGGCGCCCGCAGCAGTCCGAGTTAGAGAACTCTCAATTTTAGGGATTAATCCCAATAGCTGAGAGGTTTCAAATCCCAAGCTGAAATTTATAATATCAACTTGAGGTTGAAACTGATCGACAAAGGAGGTATAAGCCTCCAAGCCGAAATCCTCTTTCGGGCTATTCGCCAACGACGGACATAGAGGTAATAAGGAGTCGTTAAACGCTGGGAAGCAAGCTTCAACACCACCATAGTAGGTGGCGAAAAAGCTGCCCCACCATTGTTTAATCGGTTTCGGCCGTTCCAAGGCCGAACTCGCTTTGAAATGAGTGACTGGCTTCACACCAGACGACGTTATTTGAGCATCTTCCATGATTTCATAGAAGCTGCCATAACGTCCCAAGACAGTCTCAGGGCCGTACACATAAGCATATGTATCGTCCCTGGTCGTATAAGATACGACTGACTGGAGCCTGAAATCATTTCGACTGCGAACTCTAGTTACCACTAGCCTGTTCCTCCTAATCACAACCCCTCTGGGTCATGACATCAGAGAGGCCCC